ACGAACCGTAAATGGTCGCTCAGAGATGTGTCGAAGAACTTATCTTTCTCAGAAGGTGATAACTGGTATCTCGCTTAAGGGTGGCGAATCTGATTCTACACCTCTTTTGGCCGCTCGCGACCTTAATAAGATGGTTAGACATCTGCCTTGGGCCGCTTGTTGCGTCCCACAGTGTTTGTCTAGGTTTCAGAATCGTTGTTTTGGCAAATATTTCAGGCCTTGCTGGTACTTACCTTGCCACCTTGGTGGTTTTGGTTTGGATCCAGAGTTTGCGCCCGAAGATTGGTTTAAACATCTGTCTCGGGTGCAAAGACGAATGGCTTCACAATTTGCTTCAAGTCCTGAGCTACAGCTGTTTTCTCGGGAAGGATTTTCAATCCCTCTCGCGAAATTTGCTGGTGCGGTCTTGAAGCCAAGATTGGTTGTTGGAGAGTATGTTCCCCGTGATTCCGAAGAACTTTTTGATGATGACCCTTGGGTGGCTCGAATTGCTTATGCTTTCCGGGCTACTGGTCAGGTTCAGACAGGTAATTCCTGTTCGAATTATTGCCCAAAATTTGTGAAAACAGATTATAGGCTACATCCAATGTCCCTTCGGACTATTTGTGATTATTGGAATGCCCGATGTTTCATCACAAAGAAATCACCTTGCCCTCCACTCGCCCCGATCTTCCCTTTTAAAGGTCGATCTGATCGAATTTCTTTTCATTATTCTCGTCGTATTGGTCATGAATTTGGTAACCTAACTCATTATGAGTATAAGGATATTATAGTTCATGCTCCAAATATGCCTATTGGCATTGATGAGTTTGATGAGCTGGTTAGAATGAGCAGGTAGATGGATAAGACCCGGACAAGTCGTAAAACTGTTCATTGGGTTTCTGTCAGTAATAGTCCAAAACGTTGTCCCTATAGGGGCGTAAAGATTTACGTGCTAAATGTCACTTTTGTGGCTAAAATGCCGAGAGACTACACGGAACTTCCGATCGGTTTATTCTGATTGGTTTGACAGAGATGAATAGTCCCGCTTATGATTTGCGGAATCCAATACGAAATCATGCCTAAGAAATCAAAGAATGCCAAAGTTTCTCCAAAGACTTCTCAACAAAATAAGAGAATCTCAGTTCCTTCAGCAATTGGTAATTTGGTTAAAACATCCACACCCGATATACGTTCCGCTTTTAGCGGGGACGGAAGAGTGAGGATTCGTCATCGTGAGTATATTGCGGATGTCTATGGATCTGTCGCTTTCGCGGCCGTGGCTTACGCCATTAATCCTGGTATCGCAACCTCGTTCCCATGGCTTTCGATTATCGCTGCCAATTATGAGAGTTACAAGTTTAATAGCTTGTGTTTTCAATTTAGCACCGAGAAACCAACCAGTGTGGGTGGATCACTCATGATGGCTATCGACTTCGATGCAAATGATGTTGCTCCTACTACCAAATCTGGTATTATTGCATATCATAATGCTGTTCGTTGTCCTGTTTGGTCCCAGACAGATTATGTTACTGACAAACCTGATCTTAATAAACTGTCACAGCATTACGTTCGTTCAACGACCGTTTCTGGAACAGATTTGAAGACATATGATGTTGGTAACTTATTTGTTTGCGTCTCTGGTTGCGCTGATACAACTGCTTTGGGTGAACTCTACGTCATTTATGACGTGGAACTCATTACCCCTCAACTGTAGGTATCTGAAGCGCCTCCTGAGTATGTCGGTTTATATTCCGTACAGTTCGATGTTGCCTTGTATACCAGTCCTATTGGACTTGGTTCTCATGGTTTCTTTGGAACTTTATCATATGGAACTGTTCCGACATTCTATCCAATAACCGATGTTGATGCGGGTTCTTATATTATCCCTGTTCCTGCTTGTAATTATGCGGGTGGGGATTCTATTAGTTTCCCTCAGGGGGGTGTTTACGTCATCCAGTTCCTAATCGTTTCCGAATATAGTCCCACCCCGTATGAGGTAGGAATTGTCGGATATGGTGAATTGTATGATGTTTCCATTCTATTCGAATCAAAGAACCTAAATTATGCTCTTAATGGTTCGTTTACTGAGGTTGTGATTGTTCATTGTTCTGATGACTCCTCTTTCGTTCTACCTACGCCCTCGGCTCTTAACTCCGTTTATGGAGCAGGTGCTTGGGAAAATATGTATTGCGAAAATATTGTTGTCGTCAGATTGTCTTAGGAGCAACGCTCTGTCTTTACATTCGTCTGTGTCAC